ATAGGGCAAACTTCAGCAGCAGCAACTACGCACGAATGGCAAACAGATGCCCTAGCGTCAGCTGCTACTAATAACGCACAACTTGAAGGTGATGAAATTTCTGTCGCTGCAAGTTCTGCAACAACCAGGGTAACAAATATTTGTCAAATTATGAATAAAACCGTTACCGTTACTGGATCACAAGAAGCTGTTAACAGTGCTGGCAGAGCGTCAGAACTGGCATATCAACTTGCCAAACGCAGTAAAGAGTTGAAGAGAGATATTGAAGCAACAATAACTGCAAACCAAGGGCAAACAGCTGGTAATGCAACTACAGCTAGAAAAATGAGAGGTCTTCCATCCTGGTTAGCTACAAACGTAAGTTTAAGTAGTGGATCTACTAATGGTGTAAATGCTTCTGCTATTACAGCTGGTAGAACTGATGGAACTCAAAGAGCGCTTACTGAAGCAATATTAAAAGATGTTATCAAACAAGCATGGGATGAAGGTGGTGAACCTACTGTCGTAACTGTTGGATCTTTTAATAAAGGTGTTATCAGTGGTTTTACTGGGCGTTCACAAGCTAGACAAAATATTGCAGCAGACAGCATACAAGCAGCAGCTGCTTTATACATTGGTGATTTTGGAACTTACACAATAACTCCAAATCGTTTTCAACGATCAAGAGATGCGTTTGTTTTAGATCCATCAATGGCATCACTAGCATATCTCAGACCAGTGCAAACTATCGAGTTAGCAAAAACAGCAGATGCTGAAAAAAGAGCAATCATTACTGAATTAACATTAGTCATCAATAATGAAAAGGCTCATGGTGGAGCATTTGACTTAACAACATCGTAATTTCTGTCCTCCAGAAATATTAGGAGCGTCCTTTTGCTATTACATTTTAGGATTTAATCCCACTTGAGGGCGCTCCTTTTAATAGGTAAGAATATGAAAAAATTATTAGACAAAACTGCAAACGGTCGTATTAACGAATATTTTGATTACGATCCTATTACTCAAAAAGTAACAATATATAGAGAAGAATTTGTAGATCCATTAGTCAATTTTTCGCAAGCATTACATAATGAAGCACCATTAGAAAAAGATAATAAATTAGCTGCGCTAGTTCCAGATCATGTATTAACACATGCATTACAAAATAAATGGGGCGAAGACGATTGGAAACGATGGGCAAATAATTCTGACAATGATAGATTACGTATTTATAAAGGAAATTTATAATGGCGTTAAATACTTACGCATTATTGCAAACATCAATAGCTGATCAATTAAATAGAACAGATTTGACAGCTGAAATAAAAGATGCAATATTACTAACAGAAAAAAGATTAAATCGTGTATTAAAATATCCTAAATTAGAAAAACGTGCTACAGCTACACTTAATGCAGAATTTGAAGCTGTGCCTTCTGATATGTTAGAAATGGTAAGTATAAAATTAAAAACCAATCCAGAAAGTACAGTAGAACAAGTATCATATGATCAATTACATGAATTAGTTCCATCAACTTCTACAGGCAAACCAAGATACTTTGCAAGGCAAGGTAAAGAATTAACTTTTAGACCAATACCAGATGCAACAGGATATACAGCAGAATTAATTTACCAGGCAGAAATAGCAGCATTGTCAGACAGTAATACAACGAATGATGTATTAACTGATTTTCCAGATTTGTATCTTTATGGATCATTAATACATATGGAAGCACATGTAAAAAATGATGAAAGAATTGCACTTTGGACAACACTTTTTAATGAAGCGTTGTTAGAAGCGCAAAAAAACTCCCAGGCAAGTAAATATGGTGGGGGATTACTTAGAATGAAACCAGGATTTGCAGTAACATAAGGAGAAAAAAATAATGTCTGCTTTAACAAATGACGCTGAGAATATTATGTTAGATATATTACTTGGCAAAAGAACTTCCCAGGACAGTAGTACTACCAGCACTGCTAATATGTACACTGCATTGGGATTATCAACATCAATATATGTTGGTCTTCATACAGCATCACCAGGAGAAGCTGGATCTACATCTAATGAATTAAGTGGTAATAACTATGCTAGAACTCTAGCAGCATTTGATGCAGCATCGAGTGGCGCTAGTGATAATAGTGGATCTGTCGAGTTTCCAATAGCTAGTGGAACTTGGGGAACAATATCACATTTTAGTCTACATACAGCGCAAACTGGTGGCACTATGTTAGTGCATGGTGCTGTTACAACATCAAAGTCAGTAGCAAGTGGAGATACAATACGTTTTTCAGCTGGTGACTTAGATATAAGTATAGACTAATGGCATTAGTAATAGCTGACAGAGTTAAAGAAACAACAACTTTAACTGGTACGTTAAACGCAATAAATCTAGGTGGCGCATTTACTAGTTTTGCAACTTTTGCAAGTAAATTATCAAATGCTGACACTACCTACTATTGTATAGAAGACACGCAAGGGAATTTTGAAATAGGTTTAGGCACTTACAACAGTTCATCTAATAATATTGCCAGGACAACAGTTTTAAAAAGTAGTAGTAGTAATACAGCTGTTAATTGGTCTTCTGGCAGTAAAACAGTTTTTATGACAGTACCAGCAGAAAAATTTATATTTAAAGATGCTACAGGAAATTCACCAGATGTAGTAGCAACAGCAATAACTTTTAGTATAGCATTAGGATAAAAAATGGCAGACGTTTTAAAATCTACAAATAAGCGCATAACGACAGCAGCTGGATCTTTATTTACTGATACAGTATTTCAAAGTCCAAGTGGTAAAACATGCACAATTATAGGAATTAATTTTGCAGCAATAACACAGAATACTGTACAGATAAGATGCACATTAGTTAAAAATGCAACATCGTCAGAAAAACATTTGATAGGTTTAGACACAGATCTACCAAACAAATCTGCAATATATTTCGAAAACAAGCACGTTTTAGAAAGCCAGGACAGTATAAAAGTCACTTGTAATACTGATGACGCAGTAGATGTAACATTGAGTTACCTGGAGCAATCGTAATGCCTTTTATTGGAAAAAAAATAGTACAAAACCAGGTCACTGGAACTGATATTGTAGATGGTACATTAGTCGCAGCTGATATAGCAGATGGTGCAGTATCAACAGCTAAACTTGCAGCAGACGCTGTTGATGGTACTAAACTTGCTGATAATGCTGTAAACAGTGAGCATTATACAGATGGTAGTATAGACACAGCACATATAGCTGATGCAAATATTACAACTGCTAAACTCGCTGATAATGCTGTCACTACAGCCAAAATTACTGACGCTAATATTACTACAGCTAAGATAGCTGATACAGCTATAACTACTGCTAAAATAACAGATGCTAACATCACCACAGCGAAAGTTGCCGATGATGCTGTCACACAAGCCAAAATAGCAGCAGATGCAGTAGGTACAAATGAATTAGCCAACGATGTAGCTATTAGTACAAGTGGTGCAATAAGCACTAGCAACAATTTGACTGTCAGAAATTCAAGTACAACTGGAGCAACAATTAATGTTGGAACGACCAGTACAAGTGTTGCTAATGGTGGTTATATTGGTGGTATTATGTTTGATGCTGGTAGTTCAAATACTGCTACTGCAAGAATACAAGCATTGTCAAATGGAACAGATGAAGGTGGAGCAGATTTTTCTTTTGAATGTAGAGATAGTGGTCAATCATTTACTGAAAAAATGAGGATTACTGGTGATGGTAAAGTAGGAATAGGTACTACAAGTCCACAGGTAGATTTACATATAAAGGGTAATGATGGTATACTTTTAGAAGATGATGGCACTACAAATGCATTTAGAATACAAACTGGAAATTCTGGTGATGCAATCTTTTATAATGGTACTGTTGGTTCATATAATAATAGAATGTCATTAACATCTGGTGGCACTTTAAAAATACAAGACGTAACAGCAACAACATCAAGCATAGCAAATTCAGCAAATACTGGTTCAATTAATACAAGTGGTGGTGACATAGTTACTGGCAGAATATTTTTTACTGGTGATAGTAATAGTGGCAGTTCAAGTCATTTTTATGGATTTAACCCAGAACCTACAAGGTTGGTTTTATATGATTATCAAAACAATGTATATAAACTAGTAGTAAATAATACTGGACAAGTAGGTATTCCTAACGGAGCTTTAAAAGTATCTGACAATAATGTTTTTCATGGTGGAACTGGAGCAAATGGTATTTCATATTTAGATTTTAGTGAAATAAATCAAAATGCAGTTGAATATATTTTAATGTTAAAAGGAACTGCTGGTACTGGAAATAAATACGGTCTTTTTGTTTCTTGGGCAAATGAACCTAATAATACAACTTCTAATTTTTTACAATGTAATAGTAGTGGTGGGAATAAATGTATAAATTATGGAAATGGAACTATACAAAATTCAACTGGAACTTTTCAATCTTTTTCTGACGAAAGATTAAAGTCAGATA